AATATCCTAAGATAGAAGGATTAAACAAATGTCAGATATTTAGAAAGTTTAATCCTGACAAAGGACGGGAAGAGTTATCTAGAGACAATATGAAGCGTGTTGTTGTTATACAGTTCCTTGGAGGCGCCTGTGGTGAATGTGGCTACTCTAGTGACATAAGGGCTCTTCAATTAGATCATATTCATAATGATGGGTATGAGGATAGAAGGAAAAAAGGAAGAGCCGGAAAGGTGTATAGATACTATGTTGACAAACTAGAAGAAGCGAAAGATAACCTTCAAGTTTTATGTGCAAATTGTCATGCAATAAAAACTAGTGTAACTAGAGATATATTAAAAAAGAAAGCACGAGAATATAAGGAAGCTAAAAAAGATGCCATTAGTTAAAGGCCCTAAAGCTAGAACCAAAGCTGGAATCGCTAAAAATATACGCACGGAATCGGTAACTAAGCCTCATAAGCAAGTCGTTGCTATTGCGTTATCTATAGCTAAAAAACCGACTAAGAAAGCTAAAGGCAATAAGTGAACTTATTTCAGAATATTCAAAAAGAAAGTTGACTTTATTTATGAGTAAGACTACACTCAAATTAGAAGTTAGATAGATTAGAAGTTTAAGAATTAGTGGACCGACCACTTAAAATTTCGGGTTTAACTTTCCGTTTTAAGGATTAAGACGGCGAACTCATCGAAAGAGGTATACCGTGGCACGCGGGTAATGGTGTAAGAAAAGGAAGGATTGTTTATGGATGAACAAGAATTAAGTGGCGGAGCCACGCCTGATTTTCAACCACAGATGGCAGCGCCTGAAAAGACGCTAACCCAAGCTGAGGTGAATGCCATTGTAGCTCGTGAGAAACAAGCTGCAGCAGCGCGTGCACGACAAGAAGCTGAAAGAGAGTATCAACAAAGAGCTGAGCAAGCGCAGATGCAACAACAGCAGATGCAGCAACCTCAGAGACAGGAACAGAGTCGGGGTTACCCAACTGATTCTGAAGCCGATGCAATCTATCAGCAAGTCCAAGAGCGCTTTAATAGGGAAATGCAAGAGCGTCAATTCCAACAAGAAATGACAACCGTCGCAAATGCCTATCATGCCCGAATGGATTTAGGTCGTAAGGCATATACCGATTTCGATGATGTGACAAAGGATTTCGATCCAACCGCGTTCCCACAACTGGTCTATCTAGTATCAGGGGTTGAGAATGCTGGCGACATCATCTACGAACTCAGTAAAAATCCTCAAAAGCTCGTAACCCTTGATTCATTGGCAAAGGCGTCACCGCGTCTAGCCCAAGCTGAGTTGGTGCGCCTATCCCAGTCTATAAGCCAAAATAATATGGCTAGACAAGAGGCACAGCAAAACCCGACGAATGCTCCGTTGTCTCCATTGCAACCTTCCCGTGTATCCGGTAGCAATGGTCAGATGACAATTCGGGATTTACGCTCGCAGCCTTGGCTTAGAGGTTAAAAACTTAAAGGCTAACGCTTAGAGGGTAGAACGAACCAGTTTGCCATTGCTCCCTTTGTTAAACGCAAACGGAGATTGCAATGTCAACTAATAACATCTTGCAACAGGTTATTACCTATAACGAGAGTAACCTCGCGCTTCTTTTAAACTCGTTCTGCTTTATAAGCACTACCAATAAGAAATTCATTGGATTCAATGATTCAGTTCCTAAAAATTTAGGCGATACTGTGTCATTTGATTTACCTCCTCGTTTTACCACAACGAACTCACTGGTTGTTACGTTCCAGCCTGCAGTTCAGCGTGTTCAAACTTTGACGGTAAACCAACAAGTTTCAACTGCATATGAGTTCACTGCCCAACAATTTATTTTCAATGTCAGAGATTACATGGAAAGATTTGGTCAGTCGGCCGTATCAGAAATTGGAACTCAAATTGAATCCAATATTGCACAACTTGCTGAAACCAATACTTATCGTTTCTATGGGGACGGAGTTAATCCAATCAACTCATATTTACAATTAGCTAATGCACTAGCTTTCTTTAGAAATTATGGCGCAGCTGTAATGGATACTAAAGGTTTCCTATCAGATTTAACCTTCCCATTAATCGTAAACTCTGGTTTAAACCAATTTACGCTTGATAGAGGTAATCGTGAGGCTATGTCATGGGAAATTGGTGAATTCAGCAAGTGTGAATGGTACCAATCTAACCTGTTAAAGACTCACATTTCTGGAACGGAAGGTAACGAGGCTTCAACATTAACCGTTGTGTCTACGACGCTTGATGCGAATGGTGCTGTGACTGCAATCACTTTCTCAGGAACTAATGCTGCGAACGATCCAAACTCTGTTCAAGCTTATGATAAATTCCAGTTTAGTGATGGTGTGAGCGGTTTCACAAATCTAAGATATTTAACCTTCATTGGTCACAAAATATCTCAAAACCCTGTGCAGTTCCGTGCTACAGCGCAAGCAGCTTCAACAGGTGGCAATCAAGTTACTGTTAGTATCTATCCTCCATTACAAGTTAATTCGGGACAAGATCAAAACATTAATACACCAATTGTTGCTGGAATGCAGGCAACTGTATTGCCAAGCCACCGTTGCGGTCTGATTTACTCTGGTGACCCAATGTTCTTAGCAATGCCAAGATTGCCAGAAGAAGTTCCATATCCAACTGGTATTGCCACTGACCCAGATTCCGGTGCTTCTTTAAGAAGTTACTACGGTTCGTTATTTGGTCAAAATCAGCGTGGTTATGTGACTGATTGCATATGGGGATCTACACTCGTGGATGAATACAGTATGCTCGTAGCGTTGCCAATATGATGAACTCAATACATTCCCCTCGCAACGAATTAAAAAATAGGAGACTGTTATGACAGTTAATACCCCAATTGTGAATGCCCGCCTCGCTTATGTGAACGGTCTTCAGCTTGCATGGGCAAGCACAACGACTTTTACCATGGCAGCAGGCGCTGCTTCTAATAGCAACGATATCAATGACATTGTATTACCAGCTTTAGTAACTAATACAATTACTTCAGTCGGCGCCAATGGTGTTGATATTGCAGCTGCAGTAGCATCAAGTTTTTATGCTGTTTACGTCATTGGTGATTCCACAGAATACCAACCAACGGCCAGCTTACTATCTCTGAATGCTTCCCAACCTTCATTGCCTTTTGGGTATGATATGTACCGTCGCGTAGGTTTCGTCCTGACCGATAGTGGATCTCATGTTCTTAAGTTCTGGCAATATGGAAATGGTTCAGGAAAGGACATGTGGTATGACACACCTGTTGCTACCCCTGCCATCACAACAGGAACAGGCTATGCGACACAATCCCTTGCGGCTGGTGTTCCTCCCATCGTATGTGAAACATTCTTAAGTGTTAACTATGGTGCGAGTGCAGCAACCGATGTTGTAAGTTTAGCGCCTTATGGTTCAACACCTTCTGTAGCAATGATTACTCTGGGATCTGGTGTGGCGCTGGCTACTTCCGATCAGTTCTACTCAGTAGTTGTTCCATCAGCGCTTAACGCCGGTGTTCCAACGGTTGAACATAAAGAAAGTTCAACATCAGATAGTTTGGTGCTTGCGGTATCTGGGTACAGAGATAACCTATAAAGAGGAGTTTCCAATATGGCCTACACCACTAACCAACTAATATCAGGTGCCTATTATGCGTCTGGCGTGGTTTCACGCGAATTCGAGACGGTCAGTGGTGCCCAGATTGGAGATGGCCTTGAATGGCTTAACAATATCATTGAGGAAAAGGTCGTCGATGATGGGATGATTCCCTATGAAACGACCTATACCTTTAATGCCGTTCCAGGACAAGAAATCTATTTTATTCCAAAGCTGATACAGGTAGATGCCTTAGTATTCTTCTTAAATAGTGTCCGATTCAGTATGGACTTTAATAAGAGGAATAATTACTTTGGGTCTAACCGCGTTCAGAATATAAAAACGCTTCCTTATCAATGGTATTTCGAACGCTTAAAAGGTGGTGCGAATGTTTATATCTACTTCTTGCCAGACCAAGCGTACCCAATGGAGCTCCATGGGATATTTAGGCTAACCGATGTAGCATTAGGGCAAGATTTAAGTTTAACCTTTGATAACTTCTTTACGACTTACCTTCGATATGCTCTGGCCGATAGGATTTGCGCAGAATATAACTATGCAACTCCACCAGGTGTAACAAGGCAGCTAGGAAAGTATGAAGCTTGGATTACTAAGAAATCTCGTGTACTTGATTTGAGGATTGATAAGATTTCCTCATTAAAGAATGAATCTACAACATATTCCTGGGCTTATATAAATTTGGGCCGCGGATTCACGTCTGCATCGTAATTTACGTGAAACTTACACCCATTAAATAGGGCGAATTGAATGGCAACCGAAAATGCAGAACAAATACCCATCATTGTAGCGGGCTCTAGTACCTTCGGTGTATGGCCTAAAATTAGTCTTGAAAAAACCTACAATATGTTCATGTCTGATAAATTCATGGTTCCCTATTCAGGATATGCCCTTGGTATAAAAGCAAGCAACTTTTCTAATGCCATTGAAGGTAGGGCAATTTTTACCAGTACCAAGTTTAATCAATTGGTTGTAGTTGAGGGAAATAGTGTTTTCTTAGTGAATATTACTTATTCGCAACAACAAGAAAAGGTCACTTTCTTCCAGGTTTTTAAAATTGGAACCCTTCAAACGACTACAGGTGTCGTGTACATTGCTGAGAATAACAAGCCACAGATTGGTATCTCTGACGGAACAGCTTTTTATTTATATGACCCCGCATTAACACCCGTTTTTCAAGCAGTTCCATTGGATTTTACACCAGGTTATTTAACCTTCCATGATACTTACTTTATTCTGGCGGCTTCAAATGACACTTTTTATTCTCCTCCTGCTAATAATACATGGCGCTTATCGGGCCAGAATGATGGACTTACTTGGAAAAGTGATAGTGGTAGTGTAGGTTTATTGCAAACCAAGCCTGACAACGTTAAAGCAGTAGTTCGTTTTCCCTCAAAAGGAAATATGATATTTGTTATGGGAAGTATTGTAACAGAAGCTTGGTTTGACACTGGCGCCCAATTATTTCCATATCAACGTAACAATCAGTTTAATATCGATTATGGATGTCTGCAAGCCTCTACGGTGGCCTATATGGACGAAATAGTAGTTTGGCTAGCTCAAAATGAAAAGTCTGGACCTATCATTCTATGTTCTGATGGTGGAATGCCAAAAAAAATTACCACCGATGGTATTGACTATCTATTTTCAACTTTACAAAATCCTAGTGATTCTCAGGGTTTTCTTTACCGACAAGATGGACATCTTTTTTATCATATTAATTTTTATACGGATAATTTATCATTATTTTATGATTTTTCTACCGATAAATTTTATCATGCCTGTGATCAAAATCTGAATTATTTCATTGCATCAGAAGTGGCTTTCTTTGATAATCAGTATTATTTTGTCACAAAAAATAACGGAAATTTGTATGTTTTTGATACTATTTTCACAACATATCAAGACACAGACAGTCTAAATAATATTACTGATAATGAAATTCCGCGAATAAGAACGTGTGCCAATATCAGAATGCCCGACCAAAACTATCAAATTATTAATGATGTTGGATTTACAATTGAATCAGGTGAAACAGATTATCAGCAACAAAATTTAGGTGAAATTATTCTAATCACTCAGGATGGAAATATTTTAGTAACTCAAGGCGGTAATCCAAATTTAGTAACTCAAGATGACAATGATTTAATTGCCCAAGACGGAACATCATTCATTACACAACAAAACCCTGGTGGAAATAGCGCATGGCTCATAGCGCAACAAATGGCGAATACAGGAACAAGTAATCTATCTTTACCACATGTTGATTTATCCATATCTACAGACGGCGGGGCATCATTCGGTAATGAGTGGGCTTATTATTTACCTCCTATTGGGCATAGAAAAAATAGATTAATGTGGTGGCAATGTGGAATTGCCAATGATTTTGTTCCCCAATTTAAGTTTTGGGGATTAGGTCGATTTGTAGTAACGGATGGCATTGCCAATCTCAGGAGATAACATGTCAACCCAACAGCCAATTTTACAGGCAATTTTTCCAGACCTTCCGAGGGAAACTCCAGTCATTGGTTCTAATGGAGATTTTAGTCCTTTATGGGGATTAGGTTTATCTTCTTTATTTCAGGCTTTACAGGAAAATTTTAAGAATGAAGGAATTGTCTTTCCTCCTTTAACTGCGACGCAAATGAGCATCATTCAAAATTTATATACACCATATATAGTAGTCGAAAGCATTTAGTCTAGCAAAAAAAATCTGTTTTAAAAAAAAGATTTTAT